CCGGCCTTTATCCAGTCCTTCATTTTCCACTCATTCCATTCTTTGAGATGTCCCCATAAATCTTTTAATAAATTCATGCTTACCTCCTTGTTAACTTTTTTTACCTTTTTTAAGGCCACCCTTACGGTAACCTTTTACCTTGCCACCTTTTTTCATCATCTGAACTTTTTGTCCAGTGTTTTTCGCGTGCATTTGCGCATCACGTATTCCTGCTGATGTATACGGGAAATTTGTATTACCTACTTTTGGCATTTTTTAATCCTCCTTTTTTAAATTTTTGTTTTTTTAATATACCACCTTTTTTCATTGCGCTTTCTTTTAAGGCTTTGTTTGTGGGAGATCCAGTTGAACCTGGTGATCTCATTTTTTCTCCACTGCCAGCTTTAATTCTAGCACGTTTAGCATGTATATTTGCCCATAATCCTGGTTTAGTCATAATTCCTTAATGTATTGTTGGTTTTGGGTAATTTTTAAACTGAAGTAATATATCTTCGGTTACATAAATACTGTCTGATACGGCATTAAATATCTTTGCCGTATCTTCCGCCCCCAATGATTCTAAATACATGTTGCGTGTAACTGCCATTAATGCGGAGCACACTGCCATAAAATCATCATGTGATTTTACCTTAGCACGAACAAGTTCCTCAACTTGTTGCATAGTGCCACTAATTAGAATTAGTTGTTTTTCCATTTCTTTTGGATCGTGCATTCTGCCTCGCAATTCTTTCAGTTGATTGTTGCTTCATTGCCTCACGCGATGAAGTAATATTTTCTTTTAACATGCTCATAGCATCAGCGTTTTGTTGTTTATCAGCATCTGCTGCTACTTTCATTAAATCAATACTTGTTTGTGCCTCTAATTTATCACGTTCAAGATCAAGTTCTTCTGCTTTAACAGACATATCTTTTTGTAAGTTAGCCTGTAATTCAGCAGCTTTTAAATCAATTTCTTGTTGTTTTAATCGAACAAGTGGATCTTGAGCTTCACGTTTCATACGTGCTTCCTCATCTTGTGCTAGTTGCTGTGTCATTTGTGCTTCTACTTTTGCTTGTTTTGCAGCAGCTTGGTTTGTCAATTGATCCATTTGTTGCTGTAATTGCTGTTGCATCTGTGGATTTTGTTGACCTTGCTGCATTTGTTGCTGCATTTGTTGAAACTGCGGTGCAAATTCTTTTTGTATTTGTTCGCCTGCCATTATAGAAATATGCTCTGAAATATGTGATTGTAGCATTGCATACAACTGTGGATTAATTTGTACCATACGCGTAAACATAAATTCAGCGTGTGCTTGCATGTGGGACATATGGTCTTGCATAGGAAATGCTTTTGGTTGCTGCCCACGCATAGCGCTAGAATTTTCTATAGCAGGACTCATTGGTTTTGGCATGTCTGGATCTGGTTTTAATATTGCATCAACATTATCCACACCCATGGCTGCATACATTCTTCTATATGCTTCACGCAAGTTGTGCATTTGAGGATTAGATTGAGCCAATTGTAATTGTTGCTGTGCCAATGTTACACGTTGCGCCATTGAAAATATATTAGGATCAGAAACAGGTAAAATGTCAATACGGTCATCAAAATCAGCTTGTTTAATCATACGATTTCCACCCACAACCATGTAAGGATATTCTGGTGGCAAGTATAATTGAAATATGCGTGCAAGCATATTAAACTCTATTCGTTGTGCATAATGTAATCTTTTATGTATGGCACTCATCACTTTTGTACCACGTTCAATTAATGCAAGTGTTGTTCCAACTGGATTCTGTTCATTGCCTTCGCCCATTTTCATGTCCGCAATCGCTGCAAATGATTTCCCTGCATCAACAGAAAAACCAAGTAAAGCAAATAAAACTTGTGATGGTTCCTTGTAAGGAAGAGGCAACAGTGATTCTTTAATGGACGTTCCTGTTACATCAACGTCACGAAATTCCCCTGGTTGCAATGGCTCATCATGGTCACGTATGCGCATGCCTCGGGCCTTGAAACCTGCTGGAAGGTTAGCGAGTGTGCCAGCATCAATTAACTGCCGCAAAACACTTGTTGCTGTTCGCGATAACCCTCCAAGCATGTGTATTAGGCCAAATCCATAGAAGCCTAATCCTGGGAGGAACTTGTAGTGTACAAAATAAGAAATCTTTGATGGTTCTTTTTCATTTTGATTCCAATTACGTCGTATGGATAAAATTGTTCGAGAAAATTGGTCAATTGTAATAATGTAAGGAAGTTTTATTCCACTTTCATTTTCAAATCCTGGTATGTCAGCATTAACGTGCATTTCTAATAATTCATGTTCTTCATCACCCAAGGCATAATTTTTTTCCACACCTTGTAGTTCATCTACTTTATCCACTATATCTGAAGGATCAACTTGCCCACTAGTTAATTCTACATCACGGTAAAAACCACTTACCTGTAATTTTCGCACATCGTTATTTGTCATTTTTACAATGTGTGTAACGCGATCTGCTTGTTCCAAATCACTTGCCATGTAGTTAATGATTAAATCTTCGCCAGAAACAAATTTACCTACAGCACGTTTTAAAATAGGATCAAAATAAACCTTTTTAAATGCTGAACCGGCAAGAGGAAGATAAAATAATAATTGGTCCATTTCTGGATCATACTCTCTCATCTCATGTGTAATTTGGTAGTTCATGTATTCTTTAACACGGTCTGATTGGGCTTCAATCTCCGGTGTTGACAAGCCAACTACTTGCGTGCGTACGGGGCCGCTTGGGGGGAGAAGTTCCTTATAAGCTTGGGCTTGAAACTGCGTAACAGATTCTGCCAATAAGGGATGTACGACCCCGGATGCACCTTCGAATGGTTGAGTCCGATCTTCATATTTAAATCCTAGCATGTCGAGACCTTTTATATAGGTATCGTGCCAGTCTTTTCGCGACTCTTTATCCACTTCGAAAGATCCTAGAAAGTCATTTGATAACTTTCCTAACTCTCCTTCTTCGATGTATTCCGCTAGGTTTGCATCGAAAGGTATTTTTGATTTGTCCATTGGTGCGTTTGGGTCAAAGTTAACTTCAGCCCCACCATCCGGTAAATCCGTTAATTCTATGTCTGGTTCAAATTCTACAGTCTGTTCCGGCAATTGTACTTCTTGCCCAACAGGCTCAATATCCAATGCACCTTGAAGTGATTCCAAAGCTTTATCTATGTTATTTATTTGGTTCTTTTTTGCCATTATCTCCCCTTTTTCGCTAGACCACCTTTCTTATACAATGGTAACCCTTTTCCAATTGTTTCTTGCGCAACTGGATCTTTAATTGATAGGAATGGTATTCTCCACGGCCTTTTCTTATCATCCACTATAACAGATTCCATTAGCTTTGCATTACTTTTCTTTTCTAGGCTTTTCAACGCTTTTCCCAAAATAGGTCCATAAGCAGCCTCGTTTCCTATATAATTTTTATCACCTACAGATAAAGATCTATTTTTTATTGCAGGAGAAGCAAAACCAACACCATCATATTTGCCATCTTTTGCTATACGTGTTAGGTATTTGGAAACAAACTCCATGTAATCTTGTGAACGTTGGAATGGCCCTTGCGGTACATCACCACCGCCTTTTCCTATTGTTTCTGATACAATTTTTCTAACTTTTTCACGCTCTATGTGTAATTTTTTCAATGCTGGTGAAGCAGGATTCACTGCTAAAATTTCCTCTATACGTGATTGAATAGCCGCAAGATGCTTCATATTGTCATCAACAGTAATTTTATCAGCACGCGTTGCGTATCCTTTTCCACTACCTGCACGAAGTGCGCGTTGTATGGGTTGGTGCATATCAGACTGTATTTCTTCAACAAATAACATGCGTCTTCCAAATTCATCTGTACGATCCGATGTTCGTACATGCACAAAGGCATTTTTTCTTTTGGCACTTGAAATTCCAAAATCATGTGCATAATCATATGTTGGTTCACTCGCACGCAATTTTCCTGGTTTATACTTAAATAAAAATTCCTGTGTATTATCACCACCACCAAGTGTCTGTGTTCCACCATAATTTGGTTTTCCGGCATATGCTTTAGGTGTAAACGACACACCACGGCGATTAAAGGCACTTGCTAGATTAATAAGGGGATATTTTAAATTAAAGGGCACACCACTTCCTTGCGCAATTCCCTCCGCTAAGGAGTCCTTAATGCCAAAGTTTTTAAACATATAGTCATCAACATTTGCTGCAATAGTTTCCGCTGCTTTTGTATTAAGCTTATTGTCCTTTACCAAACTAGGCATTGCGCCTTGTAGGTATTTAATCATTCCTCCAACTTTTGGATCATATGAATCAGGGTCCATTCTTCTAACATTATTAAACACGTTGTTTATGGTTTGTTCCGCTGCTCCTTTTCCAAGTGGCACGACTTCCATTTGTGGTGCAATTTCATCAAACTCTTTCAGTAACTCTTTTTTCGTTAATTTCTTATTACCCAGACTACGTAGATAAGGCTCTAATGAGGAATCATCTAATTCCGTTGGTCGAATGCCACGTGCCTTCAAGTATCCAAGCCATTGGTCCGCGGCCATTCTTTCTTGTGGTGCTTGATAAATTTCTTCGCGTGAACGCCAAAACATTGCTGGTGAGTCTTCTTTTTTAACAGTTTTTCCTACCATGCCAAGATTTACTTCCGGTGCACCCTCACTTACACCTGCTGCTGTCTTAGGGGGACGTGCACCAAAAATTCTAAATGTTGTTGCATCTTGTGTCTTAAAACCTTTTACCATTTCTTTTAAAGCATCTTGTGCTTCTTTAAGAGTTTTAAAATCTCTATCTAGTACTCTTGCACCACTCTCATTTGTTATAGTGTAGGGTCCTTTCGGAGGTGTATATAAATCTGCTCTCACTCTTGATAGATCTGGTCCTTTTCCTAATCCTTTAGGGGCCATTAGTTTTTCCATGTACGGTTTACCCTTGCCTAAAATTTTAGGAAGTGCTGTTAATGCGCCTTTCACAATTCCACCTACTGCATATTCCTGTGGATCGAGTGGTGGTAGGACATCGACTAAATGATCATATTTTATGTCTTTCATTTTACTCTCTTCATGATGGTATTTCCTTTGTCATCTTTCACGTATTTAAACTTTGGCTCTTTACGAATTGATTGAGTGAGCTCATCCCACCAATCATATACACTGTATTTACTAATAGGACTAGTATCTTTTGGATCAACGGAATGTCTTAATTGGTAACGCCCAAATTTATCTAACTGCTTTGTTCCTGTAACAGGATGCGCACTTTCACCCGCCACAATAAACGCATTGTTTTCCGGGTCTAGATAAGGAAATGATTTTTTTGCTTCGGGATAAACTATCGTGTTTTCATAAAACGCTCTTTCTTGTGCACGCTCGAGCGAGGATTTAGGTCCTGGGACCTCGGACTTCACATACTGCCACTTCTTTGTTGCACCTTTACCCGCTAAATATTTTTTAATACGCGCTTCGCGTAGATTCTTTGGAGACATTAAAGGTTTCGTGTCTTTAAAAAACGAACCCATTAATAACTTAAGATCTTTCTCTGATAACTTCTTCGCAATCTTCTTTAATGCCTTTTTTCCAATCATGGAAGCTAATCCGCCTGTGGCATAGTTTTCAATCATTCCACCTTTTTTATAACCTAAATCTTCTATTGATTTTAATTGTGTTAAAATATTTCTTATTTCTCTTTTGCTTAAACCTGCAAAAGGATTAGATATTCCTTGATCAACAGACCTTCTTAAAAATTCTAATTGTTTTTCAGGATTACTTTTTCCTAAATACATTTTTTTACCTGTCAAAGAGGGTAGGATAGATCTAATGCCAGCTTTTTCATATAATTTAGATATCTCAGATAAGCCCTTTTGTGTTACATTAACAGATGGGTCATCCATAAACTTTAAAATATTTCTATCTATTGGATCCTTGCCAATGTTTAAAGGCCCTATTTCTGGATCCATTTTAGTCAAATATTTTGGATTTTTAGATAATTCTTTAGATAACTTTGATCCTATACCCTTTCTAAAATAATTTTCAATATTAGCGCCAATAGCAGCTGGATGTCCAAATGTCATTGCACGTTCATGCCAATATTTTGGATTTGATTTTGGTTTTAATTCAGCATAATCAGTCAATAATTTTCGTAATGTTTTTACATCTGTTTTATCCCCTTCTGACAACCAATAACGAATTTGTCTTTCTGTATCATCTAATTGTGCGCGGTGCTTACTGGCCGTATTAATATATTTTTTCATATTAGCAGGTTGCAACAAAGACCCTTTGGCGAATGGTCCTTTGTATCCAATATCTGATCGAAACAAAGAAGTAATTCCTTTTAATAAAGCTATATCTTTTCTTAAAGGACCAAGTGCTCCTTTTATTGGGCCCTCCACTCCTTTTACTAATTCTGAATCTACGGTTAATGGTCCAACACGTGTGGGTCTTCTTTCAGCAGCTATGATCTGCTTTAAGACAGGATTTTTAATTTTATTTAAAGGTAATTTTCTAGCTTCTTCTAAATTTTTAAGATGAACTTCCTTTAGTTTCTGTTTTGTTGCTTCTGTATGTTCAGTTTTTTTTCGTAATTTCCCAGTCTGTTTCATTGTCAAAGCAGGAATGTTTTCCTGCTTCATTAAATTACGAATTCTTTCTTTTAGCTTTTGGGACCCATCACTCCTGAACGAGGATTCATAATTTTTTCCATACAGGTATTTCCCAAACGCCGGCTGATTATAATTCTCTTTTCCAACGGATTTTTTAAATGCGGATTTAAGTGTTTTAAGGATAGCTTGTGTAATGACTGCCCTAGCCATTATAATCCTCGGTAATTGTCTCTAGGTCCT